TATATTCCCTACAGTTAGCCTAGCATCGGACTCTAAATCAGCCGGACGATGGAACACAAGCGTCGGGGGTGAGTATTACGCCTGTGGTGTGGGATCAGCGCTAGCGGGACGTGGTGCTGACTTACTATTAATTGATGATCCGCACTCGGAGCAGGACGTTATCAACGGAAACTTCTCTGTTTTTGAGAAAGCGTACGAATGGTACACGTTTGGTGCCCGAACCCGTCTAATGCCGGGGGGTCGAGTGGCTATTATTCAGACAAGATGGCACATGGATGACCTAACGGGGCGTGTAATCAAGGATATGACGCAAAACGACCGTTCTGACCAGTTTGAAGTGATAGAGTTCCCCGCTATCTTGGAAATTGTTGACGAAAAAGAGAACAAAGTAGTCGAAAAACCGCTATGGCCAGAGTTTTTTGACTTAGAAGCATTACTACGTACCAAAGCGTCGATGCCGAACTTCCAGTGGAACGCGCAGTACCAGCAGCAACCCACATCACAAGAAGCGGCACTAGTAAAACGTGAGTGGTGGCAGATGTGGGGTGAAGAACGCCCACCTGCGTGTGAGTTTATAATCATGTCGTTGGATTCGGCAGCAGAAAAGCACAACCGTGCGGATTACACGGCACTGACCACGTGGGGTGTCTTTATGAATGAAGAGACTGACGCGTACAACCTTATGCTGTTAAATAGTATAAAGAGAAGGCTAGAGTTTCCAGAACTTAAAGACCTGTGTATGGAAGAGTATGATTCTTGGGAACCTGACGCGTTTATCGTGGAGAAGAAGAGTTCCGGTGTAGCTATATACCAAGAGATGCGCCGTATGGGGCTGCCCGTATCGGAGTTTACTCCACACAGGGGTTCAGGTGATAAGCTAGCGCGTTTGAATTCTGTAACAGATATTGTGGCATCAGGGCTGTGCTGGGTTCCAGCTACACGCTGGGCTGAAGAACTTGTAGATGAAGTAGCGGGTTTCCCGTTCGCTAGTAACGATGACTTAGTTGACTCCATGGTGATGGCGCTAATGCGATTTAGGCAAGGTGGGTTTATACGACTACCCACAGATGAGCAAGACGAAATAAAACAATTTAAATCTTCGCGTAGGGGCGGATACTACTAAGGGTAAATACAATGGCAATTGAAAAAGGTTTATATCAGGCACCGTTAGGCATAAATGAGGGGCCGGAAGAAGCATTAGAGATCGAGATCGTCGATCCTAAAGAAGTTACGTTAAGTGATGGCAGTGTAGAAATATCACTCATGCCAGACGACGAGGACGATATTGAGTCTAAGTTTGAAGACAACCTAGCGGAGAAACTTGACGAAGAAGAGCTTGGTAAGATAGCTGATGAGCTTATGGAGTCTGTTGACGCAGACGTACAAAGCCGAAAGGAGTGGGCGGATACTTACGTTGAAGGGCTTGATGTATTGGGCTTTAAGCACGAAGAGCGCACGCAACCGTGGGAAGGCGCATGTGGTGTGTACTCTACAGTACTAGCCGAAGCTGCTATACGGTTCCAAGCTGAAGCTATGGCAGAGACGTTTCCTGCCGCTGGCCCTGTCAAGACTAAGGTCATTGGCGAGGAAGATGAAGATACTATGGAAGCCGCAGAACGCGTACGCGCCGACATGAACTATGAGCTTACTGAGAACATGGTCGAGTATCGTCCAGAGCACGAGCGCCTCTTATACTCTTTAGGTCTATCAGGGTCTGCTTTTAAGAAGGTTTACTACGAGCCGAATATGGATCGAGTATGCGCTACTTATATACCAGCCGAAGAAGTAATCGTGCCTTACGGTGCGTCTACTATCGAGACTGCCGAGCGTGTTACGCACGTGATGCGTAAGACTAAGAACGAGCTAAGAAAGCTACAAGCTATGGGGTTCTACTTAGACACTGAGCTAGGTGAGCCTCAAGCGTTCCACACAGATATAGAAGAGCGTAAAGCAGAAGAGGGTGGTTATTCAATAAGCGACGATGACCGCTACACACTCTATGAAGTACACGCTGACATGTTTATAGAAGAGCTAGATGACGATTCTGACGAGATTGCCAAGCCATATGTCATCACAATCGAGCGTGGGACAGGTCAAATTTTAGCCATTCGACGCAATTGGGACGAAGATGACGACCTCACAATGAAGCGTCAACACTTCGTACACTATAACTATGTACCGGGTTTTGGGTTCTACGGTTTAGGTCTAATCCACATTATTGGTGGTTACGCACGCGCAGGTACGTCACTTATTCGTCAGTTGGTTGATGCTGGTACGCTATCTAACTTGCCGGGCGGTCTAAAGGCACGTGGTCTACGCATCAAAGGTGATGATGAGCCGATTGAGCCGGGTGAGTGGAAAGATGTCGATGTACCATCAGGTGCGATCCGCGACAACATCATGCCGCTACCCTATAAAGAGCCAAGCCAAACACTGCTTGCGCTACTTAATCAGATCACGACTGAAGGCCGACGCCTAGGTGCTATTAGTGACATGGACATCTCGGACATGTCGTCTAACGCGCCAGTTGGCACAACTCTTGCTATCCTTGAACGCACACTGAAGCCAATGGCCGCAGTACAAGCGCGTGTTCACTACTCAATGAAGCAGGAGTTCAAACTACTTAAATCGTTGATGGCTGAGTATGCCCCCGCAGAGTACGTATACCAACCACACCGTGGGGAGATGTCTGCTAAACAGGAAGATTACTCTTTAGTAGAGGTTATTCCTGTAAGTGACCCGAACAACACAACCATGGCACAACGTGTCGTGCAGTATCAGACTGTTCTACAGATGGCGGCGCAAGCCCCACAGATATATGACTTACCATTACTACACCGTCAGATGATTGACGTTTTAGGTGTAAAGAACGCCGAGAAACTTGTACCTACGGATGATGATATTAAACCTACAGACCCAATCAGTGAAAACATGGGCTTCTTAAACGGTAACCCGACTAAGGCGTTTATCTATCAGGATCACCAAGCACATATTGACTGTCACAAGGCGTTTATCGAAGACCCCATGATTGCAGCTATGATTGGTCAGAATCCAGAGGCTAAGAAGATCATGGCGGCGGTACAGGCACACATCGCCGAGCATACAGCCTTCTTATATAGACAGCAGATGGAAGAGCGAATCGGTGTACCACTACCTATACCAAACGCAGAGCTTACAGAAGACCTAGAGGTCAACCTAGCTCGTATGGCAGCGGAAGGTGGCAAGCAGCTTAACGCACAACATAAACAGAACGCAGCACAGCAGCAAGCACAGAAACAGGCTGAAGACCCAGTATTCAAGCTACAGCAGCAAGAAGTACAGGCTAAAGTCCAAGAAGTTCAACGTAAGGCTCAGAAAGATCAGGCTGACGCCCAAGCTAAACAAGCTGAAGCGCAGCGTAAGGCTATGAAAGATCAAACTGACGCACAGCTATCGCAGCAGAAGATGCAGCTAGAAGCGCAATTAGCGCAGAAAAAGCTAGAGATAGAACAAGCTGAGTTAGAGTTAGAGGAGCGTAAATCTGGGGCAAAACAGGCCGCAGACCGCCGTCGGGACACTACTAAGCTAGATATGGACTTATTAAACATGAGAAACGCCAACAACAAACCCAAGGGTGACAAGTAATGGCTAAAACAGTATTTGACGTACTGCGCGACAAGATTTCAGAGGATAAGACCTCTGCGCAAGAATTTCTCGCTGGTGGTGGGGCTAATAGCTACGCCGAATATCGGGAATTAACAGGTAAAATCCGAGGATACGATGCCTGTCTAAACCATATCGAAGACCTCGCTAAAAACTATTTGGAAGATGACGATGACTGATTCAATCCTCGCCGTGCCCCCGCACATACGAAAAGAGCAAGAAGAAGCTACTTTCGAGGCGCAATTACCAAAACCTGTGGGCTATCGTGTGTTAGTAGCCCTACCTGAAGTAGAAGCAGAGTATGAAGGTGGACTCATTAAAACCGAGTCTGTAGTAAAACGTGAATACATAATGTCGATTATGGGTGTTGTATTAGACATGGGTGACCAAGCCTATTCTGATAAAGACCGATTTAGCGGTGAGCCGTGGTGTAAAGTCGGTGACTATGTGATGTTTCGTATGAACACCGGAACACGATTTACCGTATCTGGTAAAGAGTACCGCTTAATGAACGATGATTCTATCGAGGCCGTTATTGACGACCCTCGTGGCATCACGCACGCGTAGGAGAAAATCATGCCATTTGAAGAAGTGAAGTTTGAGTTTCCTCACGAAGCTGAGGATAGTAAAGAAGTTGAGGTAGAAGAAACCGATGCGGTAGAGATCGACCTTAGCGGCAAGAAAACCGAGGACGACTATAAGAACGACCAAGTAGTCGAGCCTGAAGAAGAGTCGGAAGATGACCTAGACATTGAGGTTGTTGACGATACACCTGAAGAAGATCAAGGCCGCGAAGCCTCGGAACCACCTGAAGATGTAACTGAGCAAGAACTTGAAGGTTACTCTTCTAAGGTCAAGAAGCGTATAAACAAGATACAGAAAGGCTACCACGACGAGCGTCGAGCTAAGGAATCGGCGGAACGTGAGCGCCAAGAAGCTATTGCGTTTGCACAAAAAGTAGCCGAAGAAAACAAAGCATTAAAGAGCGACGTCAACAAGAATCGTGAGGCTTTATTAGAGCAGGCGAAACGCAACTCTGCTATTGAGGTATTAACCGCCAAGAAAAAGTACAAAGATGCTTATGAGTCGGGTGATGCCGAAAAGGTTATGGAAGCACAAGAAAATCTTACAACTGCTCGGATAAAAGCCGAAAAGATAAAAGATTTTAAACACGAGCCTTTACAAGGGGTCAGTGATAGTGTAACAATACCTGACAACAGCTCGTCACAACAAGTTGATACGAAAGCTCAAGACTGGGCTTCGCGCAACGAGTGGTTTGGTAAAGACCACGAAATGACTCAACTTGCGTACGGACTGCACCAGAAACTTGTGGATGATGGTGTAGACCCAACGAGCGATGACTATTACGAGAAAATTGATTCTCGCGTAAGACAACTCTTCCCCGATAATTTCGAGGATGCACCGAAAAAGAAACGAGCTAATGTGGTTGCCCCCGCTACGCGGAGCACGGCCCCTAAAAAGGTCAAATTGACGCAAACACAAGTACGGCTTGCCAAACGTTTGGGACTGTCTAATGAGCAGTACGCCAAACAACTAGTTCAAGATATGAGGAATGTGTAACATGGCTGAGAATAGAATCAAACGCGACCAAGAAACCCGTGAGAAAACTGCGGCACCTAAACAATGGGAAGCCCCAAGTTTACTACCTACGCCTACACCGGAACCCGGTTATGCGTTCAAATGGGTTCGTATTAGTACGTTAGGTGCTACCGATGCCGGTAACATTAATTCCAAATTACGTGAAGGTTGGACACCCGTACGTGCAGAAGACCATCCCGAGATCACAATGGTTATTACCGAGAGCGATAAGTTCAAGGACAACATTGTTATTGGCGGTCTAATGCTATGTAAGATGCCTGATGAGATGCTACAACAGCGTAAAGAATATTACGCCGAGCAGACCAGAAATCAGATGAATGCAGTGGACAACAACCTGATGCGTGAAAATGATCCACGAATGCCTATCTTTAATGATAGGAAATCGAACGTCTCGTTTGGCAAAGGCTAAACAGACCTAACTTAATTTATTAGGAGTCTAAGATGGCTTATCCAACTCTTGATTCTGCGTACGGGTTCAAACCAGTAAATTTGACTGGTGGCACTTCTTACGCGGGGTCTACTCGCAGAATCCCTATTGACGGTAGCTACGACACTGCTATGTTCAATGGAGACTTAGTTACAATCGCAGCGGATGGTACAGCTACACGTATTACTGGCGAAACTGGTGTGAAAATCGCGGGCGTATTCCTTGGTTGTGAGTACACAAACGCAAGTGAGCAACTAGAATTTGCTCAACGTTACCCGGGCACTTCCGTGTCTAATGCTTTTGCTGTTGTTATGGACAACCCTTCTGTGCTGTGTAAAGTTGCTATCGTTACCACTGCTGGTGCGGTAGACGATACTCTTACTCGTGCCGCAGTTGGTCAAAATGCAAAGATTGAGCAGGCATTAGCTGGCGTAGCCGCATCTGGAAATTCCAGACTTGGCTTGGTTAAAGCGACTGACACCACCAATACCTTCCCACTCCGTATTATTGATCTTGTTGAAGAAACAAAAACGGTCAATGGTTATGTGGAAGCTATTGTTAAGTTCAACACACACCAATATAACGACACTACTGGCGTTTAAGGAGATATAAATCATGGCTATTTCAAGATCCCAGCTCCTTAAAGAGCTATTACCCGGCCTTAACGCCTTATTTGGTTTAGAGTATGCCAAGTACGGTGAAGAGCATAAAGAAATCTTTGAAACAGAGACTTCTGACCGTTCGTTTGAGGAAGAAACTAAACTGTCTGGCTTCGGCGCAGCAGGCACAAAAGCTGAAGGCGCGGCTATCGAATACGATACAGCGCAAGAAGCATTCACTGCACGCTACACGCACGAAACTGTTGCTATGGGTTTCTCAATCACTGAAGAAGCGATTGAAGATAACTTGTACGATTCTTTATCGGGTCGTTACACTAAAGCATTAGCTCGCGCTATGGCGTACACGAAGCAAGTTAAAGCTGCTTCTATTTTGAACAACGCGTTTGTATCTACTGTTACTTATGGTGATGGCGAATCTCTAGTAGGCGATTCTCATACCTTAGTAAGTGGTGGCTCTAACTCAAACACTGGTGGTAACGTTGATCTTAACGAAACTTCACTTGAGAACGCAGTTATTCAGATTGGTAAGTGGACTGACGAGCGTGGCTTAAAAATCGCTGCACGTCCTAAGAAACTCATTATCCCATCTGACTTGCAATTCGTTGCTACTCGTCTATTAGAAACTGAAGGCCGTGTTGGTACTGCTGATAACGACATCAATGCTATCGCTAGCAACGGTGTGGTTCCCGGCGGATACGCGGTTAACCATTATCTAACTGATACAGGTAACTGGTTTCTAACTACTGACATCCCTAACGGCTTAAAACACTTTACCCGTTCAAAAATGGCTACCTCTATGGACGCTGATTTTGACACTGGTAACAGTCGTTATAAAGCTCGTGAACGTTACTCTTTTGGTGTTTCTGACCCATTAGCCATCTTTGGCTG